GAAGGTGACGGTGGTACCGTCCATGTCCCTGGAAAGCTGCAGCAGCTCGTTGTAGGCTTCAGCAGAGTTGACGGATACCGTCACGCTCTTGTCGGCCAGGGTGACATCCTCAACCTGAGCAAGTTGGGCCAGAGCTGCGGCGTTGTGTGCCGTTACCATTACGGTCTTGTCAGCGATGGTGACTCCTTGGATCTCGCTCAGCTTTGCCAAAGCCTCCGTGTCATCGGTATTGACATTGAAGGTGACAGTGGAACCGTCTATATCCTTGGAAAGCTGGAGCAGCTCATTATAGGCATCATCAGAGTCAACTGATACTGTCACGCTCTTGTCAGCGATGGTGATGCCCTGAATCTCGCTCAGCTTTTTCAGAGCTTCCGTGTCATCAGTGTTGAGGTTGAAGGTGACGGTGGTACCGTCCATGTCCCTGGAAAGCTGCAGCAGCTCGTTGTAGGCTTCAGCAGAGTTGACGGATACCGTCACGCTCTTGTCGGCCAGGGTGACATCCTCAACCTGAGCAAGCTGGGCCAGAGCTGCGGCGTTGTGTGCCGTTACCATCACGGTCTTGTCAGCGATGGTGACTCCCTGGATCTCGCTCAGCTTGGCCAGGGCCTCCGTGTCATCGACGGTGACCTTGATGGTGTCATTCAGATTGAGTCCACTTAACTGACCTGTCCGGATGTAGTCGGCCATCTGAGATGTGACGGATTTCAGCCGGTCACCATCCACCTTGAGGTCTATTTTCTTGTCGGTCATGTAATAGATGGCCTGCAGGTCATGCAGTGTCTCACCCATTGAGCCGTCCTCGCTGGCTCCGACCTTTATGAGGATACCTTTGTCATCGGCACCAAGGATGTCATTGGCTCCCCAGATCTTCTCATCGATATATTGGTTGAGCTCATCTTCAGATAGCACCGTTCCATCCGGCAGGATAGGTGTCACCAGAATCTCAATGCTCCGGCCAGTGCTGTCTTCAATCTGACGCTGATAGGAGAATACAGTGGCTATGCCATCGCCGGCATCTTTCCATCCCTTCTTGACGAGCTCGGCGGCATCGACCATAGGACGTGCCAGAAGGTCAACGTTGCCGTCACCGAACATCCGGAGCATCTCGCGGCCGGCATCGGCCATCTTCTTGAATTGTTCGCTGGCACCGAAGTCAAAGGTGGCCTGCAGTCCTCGTTCCCATTCACCCTTGAGGGCATTGATCTGATACTCGACATGCTTGATCTGCTGCTGGTACCGTACCCAATCATCTGTATTGGTAACCAGGGATTGCGCGGTCTTGAGATCCTGCAGCTTTTGTGTCAGGTCAGCAATCGATCCTGTAGGAATGATGGTAGTCTTGTCGTCTTTTCCACCTTTAATGGTGGTGACTGTAGACTGTAATTGTGTGAGACGATTGTTACTTTCATCAATGAGGCTATTGATTTTTTTACCTTCATCTATGATGGACTTAAGCTGTGTGTCCGTTTCCTTGAGGGAATTATTGTAGGCTTCAGCCTCTTGCTTAGAGAAAGTAAAAGGACCTGAATCGTTTTTCCCACGAATAAATCTACCATTGTTGTAGGTCGTTTCTCCCCATTGATTAGGAGTGGAATCTTTACGAAGCCCCTCAGTTTTACGTACTTGATCAAGATAGTCTTTCGGAACAGTGTAATACGCCTGGACTCGTTTCTGGGTGTAAACATCTTCAGCTTGCTGCTGGAGATCCATTTTTTGACGGTAGAGATCTACCATTCTGGCTGCGATAGCAGCTGCTTCAGCACGGCGGCGGAAGCTATCAATTACCTTGCCGGTGTTGTTTTCAAAGACATCTTCAGCGCCCTTGACGGTGTTGATCTTCAGGCCCAGGTCTTCAAATGCCTTTTTATTTTCATTGATCCATTGTTGTTTCTGATGAGTGTCGGCCAGTGACAGCCATGCACGTTTTAGACTGTCGTATTTGGTCATCATCTGGGCATATTCAGATGATAGAGTATTACGATAATCTTCTGTTGCCTTCTTTGTGCGCTGTAAGGCTTCCTCATTAAGTTTTGCATCTTCAGCTGCCTGCTTTTGATGTTTGGAATAAAGAACAAGAGCAGAGACAACTGTTACGATGGCAGATGCTAAAAGAACGTAGGGATGGCTGTTCGATACGGCATTGAACGCCTCGCCTGCAGCGGTGGCCATTTTTGTATTTTTAGCCAGCAATGCTTGAGCAGCAGCATGAGCACTGGTCTGTACAGTTGCTATGCCTTGCATGATAGCACTTTCCTTCTGGAGGGCGTTCTGTACTTGGGTTAGTCCATTGGTGACAGCCATAGCAGCCTGCAACTTAGCGATAACCTCAACGTTGTCGCCAAGATCTACACCCAGCAGCTTGGAGGCTCCCTGAAGAGTCTGAAAACTGGCGGTAGTGAGTCCAACAGCTCCGGCAATCTGATCAAAGACACGGGTGTCGGAGGCTGCGTGCTTGATGGTCGCATTGACATCATCTATTGCGTCACGCGCCTGGCCAGCACGATCTGTGAGTGTCTGGATGCTGGCGGCCATCGCCTGACCGAAGGGTGAGTTTTTCTCCTCATCAGTCAGAGACCGGTACTGCATGGTCAGGTCGGTGAGGCTGCGTGTCATCTCACGCAGGGATTGTGTGCCGCCTTGAGCCACGGTTGGCATCTCACCGAGCGCCTTAACGAAGGCCAGTGTGTTATCCTCGACGACAGCGAGGGTACCACCGGCCTTGCGACAGTTATCTATATAATGCTGCAGGCCCTGTGAGGCTTTCTTAAGTTTGGAGTCATATTCTGCTGACTCGACCTTGAGTCTGAGGATTGAATCTGCCATATATCAGTTTTTATTGTTATTCATAATCTTCTCGAACTCGGCATCAATAAGGTCAGCCAGTTTGTCGGCTGCCCAGACCATTGCTCTCTCTCCAGCCTGGCCAAAGAAGTTGGTCGGGGTTATCTTACCTCGCCAACCACGGCCTTCATGGTTGAGAATGAATCTGGTCTTGTCGGCCTCGGTCTTTCCGTTGCGACCACCGATGTAACGTCCATCAGTACCGCTGTTCACAAACCGCAGGATAAATCCGCGATCCTCCGGAGCATAGCTCTGCAGGGCGATGGTACGTGGTGACGGCGTGCGCCGGTTCCCTCCGCGCTGGCCGTTGCGCATGGTGCGTGCCGGAGTATAGTTCTGAATACCATGACGACGCTTGGAATTGTAGATGTTGATGTTGGCTCCAAGGATCTGCTTATAGACTGAAGTGCGGACGGCCAGACGGCTGCGGTACGGATCGCCGTTCTTGAATTCCAGCTGATTGATGACCTGGGAACGGGCCTGCAGAATAACATCACGTATGAGCTTCTGCAGGACCTTCACAGTCTTGGGATCAGTCGATAGCGCCTGTTCCAGGAACTTACGCTGATTAACGACAACGGCATCATTGACTTCAAGTCCTATCATAACAATGGAGCATATTACCTCTATGTAATACGCTCCATTATCGTGTTGAGGCTTACCCTTGGTGTGAGTTATATTCCTTCATCTGACGCTGCAGTTCTGCGATGTCATCCTGTGTCAGACCTCCGGCACCGTCACCGTCTGTCTTATCCCAGGGGAACCGAATCAGGTCAGTTGGACTGTAGATGCCGGCTTTCTTGAGGTCGGCCGATACGCACATAAGGCTGAAGGTCTGCCAGCGTATGGCGCTCCACATCTCACGGTTGCGGCGGGCGTAGCCTCTTACTATCAGTAGGATCTCCCAGTATTGAAGTTCATATAGATACTCTTCCCTGGATATTCCTATCTCACCCACGAGGTACTGATACCGCTCATGGGCGGATATCAGTTTTTTTGGTTGTCGGAATCTGGGCTGTCATCCTGGCTTTGGTCCGTTCCATCTTCCTTCTTTACCAAAGACGGTACCTGGTACCATTCATTGCGCATGTTAAGGATGGTGGTAATGAGGTTCTGCACCTCTTCAGGGGTGCCTTCATAAAGAATGTCATCGGATGTGATGGGGGCTTTCTCTTTCCGGCGTGTATAAGATGCGATCATGCCGGCCACGGCCAGTGTGATGCAGTCGGCTACGTTAGCCTGGGACTCAACAGATGTGATGTTACCCTTGTCATCTTTGGTGACCTTGGGAACAAAAATGACCGATGATTTGCCGGAGATGGCTTCATAGCCTGTCTCGGTGGCGGTGCAGTAGCACATGAGGACTTCCTTACCGCAGATTTTCACTGTTTTTTCTACCATAGTTCTAAAGTTTTGAGGTTAAAGAAGCCCTGCAGCCGAGGGGTTGCAGGGCTTGGTTGTTACCGCTGTGATCAGGCGGTGGTGAGAGGACCGTTGCCGGTGAACTGGCAGGTCATCACGGCGTTGGCTCGGTTCTGGGCCGAGATGTTGAAGTCTGTCAGGAAAGCCTGGCCGACACGCTTGATGGCTGCGTTCTGGCCGACACGGTTGTTGGTACCGGATGTCTGGTCGAAGGTCAGTGTGACCTCGGTCTTCTGGATGATCAGTGACAGCAGATCGGTGGGCAGCTCGCCGTTGGAACCGTTGTCTATCAGGGTAACGAGAGAGTCAGTTGAAGCATCCCATGAGAGACCTACAACCTCCTGCTTCTGCCAGTCGTTGGCATCATCCTTGGTGGATGCGTCGTCGAGCTGAGCCGATACGTGGAATGTGCAGTTGGTGGCCATTGCTATGCACTTGCCGCCAACCATGACGCGCAGATTTTGTCCTTTGATGAGTGGCATAATTTTATGGGTTTGTGACGCAGCTGTAGCTCAGTGTCTGGAAAAAGCAAGGCTTCACGGGATCATACTCGATACGGCCGGCGCTGAATTCGTAACTTATCGGAACCAGGTCATAGTCTTCGGTGGCATGACCTTCGGTATCTTCAAAGTAGGCGATCACCGTCTGGCGTATGAGCTCAGTGAGCACGCCCAGAGACTCGCGGTCTGCAGCTGCCACTTCGATACTTACCTTCACGATATCGGTATCACCCTCATAAGAGTTGTCCTTGGTCAGGCCCTCGTTCTGCATCCCATCAAAGGTGATGATAATGTAAGGGACCGGCTCATTCAGAAGCTCCTCATCGGGTACCAGTATGGAGGTGTTCTCTATGCGGTTGCTGACGGCCGTGAGCAGGTCGGAGCTGCTCTTGAGCGCGTTGTAGAAGACCTTGTCTGTTATCAGACTCATCGTACTGCTTTGTGTGGTTTATAAATCAATTAGAAGTTCCTCTTGGGATGCAGAGGGCGTCAGGCTGTTACCTCTGACTCCTGCCCTCTGCGGAGTTTAGAACTATGTGAAAAACTCCCCAAGTGGATGCCGTCCGGTTTAGACGGTAGTGGGTTCCTCGCTCTCAACGACCTTGAGCAGCTTAAATGCCTGGGGCTTGCCGCTTGTGTTGCCGTTGACCTTGCTGGAGAGCTCGGTCTCAGAGAACTCAGTGTTCAGGGTGAGGACTGTGGTGTTGCGCTGAGCAACGGCGGCGCTGGTGGCGTCGATGGTGAAGCGTACATCACCATGCTGCTCCAGTGACAGGTATCCGAAGTGGCCGATACCGATGTAACGGTCCGGATCCTGAACGGGCTTGCCGTTGCTGTCGATGTTGGTGTTGATGTACTTGGACACCTTGTAGGGGTATCCGCAGCACTTGCCGTCCATGATGACGGTGCGGTCACCGGCGCTATTGGGGATGGCCTTGGTGAAGAGAAGCTCGGTCTCGATGACCTTATCCATCACGATGGTGGGTACACCCTCGAAGCCGAGGTCATACATCTCGGCCACCTTCTTGGCCAGGTTCTTGCCGATGTTGGCGTCCAGATCGATGGTCTCAACATCCACCAGAGCGAACGGTGATTTGAGGGCGTTGCTGAAGGCAGCGTGTGAATACACATGCAGAGCCTTGAACTTGGCGATACCCTTGCGGAACTTGTAGGTCACGAATCCCAGCAGGTCAAAGTCGGCGTTGTCGATGGCACGGTTGCTGACAGCGATGCTGGCAGTTACGCGCTCAGGAGTAGCCTTCAGCTTGTCGAAGTTGAGGGCCTGCTCGCCGATCTTCTCTACCTCACCGGCTACGGTGAACTCAACGTCATCGATGCTGTACGGCCAGATCTCGTTGCCGATGACGCCTGTGAGCATGCGCAGGTCGTCAGGGAGCTCCAAGCCCTCAACCTTGGTGTCGATGAGCTCATGAATAGTCAGGGGTATTGCACCTGATGCCTCAAGGTTGGCGGTGGCGTTCTGGTCATCACCGGTAGTCACTGCGTTCTGCAGGATGGTGGTGGCGTTCTCGCGCTCCTCCTTACACTTCTTGAGGATCTCGCGGAGCAGAGTGTTCTTGGACTTCTGCTGGCGATACTTTTCCATCTCCTTCTCATCGAGAAGTCCCTGCATCTCAATGTGGAGACGGTTGTCCTCACGTACCAGTGAGTCGTACTTCTGGATCTCCTCCTTGGTCAACTCACGCTCCTCTTTCGCTGCGAGCTCTTCTATCTTGTCGAGCTCGACCAGAATCTCATGATGACGCTTCTGGATTTCTGCTTTTGTTCTTTTTGCCATTGTAAAACGTTTTAATGGGTTAATAACTAAAGTTGTCGTTTGTCTCGGAAAGGTGGCGGCGGATGGAACGGCGCTGCTGGGCAGCGATGGCACGCTCACGGTCCTTAGCCTTTTTCTCATCGGCCTCGCGCTGAGTCTTGAGAGCTTCCGGCTCACCTATCTTGGCGTCCAGGTCCTTGTCAATGATCTCGCGCTGGGCGATGTCGGTCTGCGGATAGGCGGGATGGCCGGCGATGGTGACGTCATACAGTTCGGTTATCCTCTTGACATGACGCAGCCAGACCTCCTTGCCGTCGTCATTACGGGCTTCGATACGCTCATAG